ACAAAACAACCAATCATGATTCGCGTCGTTGTTGTGTGCCCGGTGACTGGATGTTATCGCGTCGAATACCGCCGTCTAGATCCGTCCGCCCAGAACCTCATCGGCAGCATGGCGGAACGGCTGGCGGCGGGATAAAACGCAGCGAGCCAACCCGATCGGATTGGCCCTTCCCAGACTGCGTTTGGCTGCCTTGCTTTTTATCCGCTCGGCTGGCCGGTTCTATGACGGTCCTTGCATACAATTCGCTTGACTTCCGTTCCAGAATTTGAAATCCTGGTTTTCGGAGGTGTTGAGATGGCCGGTAAGATTGCTCTTTGCCTGTTGGCAAGTGTCCTGCTTGTTGGGTTTGGGTATGCGTTGCATCGCGAACAACAAAGACAGTTGGAGTTGCCTTTCAAAATTCGAACGGTCTGGCTAATCGGCTTTTCGTCCAGCGAATTCACCATTCGGATAATGCGCTGCTGTTGGTCTTCTGAAGGCTGCATTACTTTCTCTCCAAAGGATCGTTTCCAAATGAACCTCGTTATCGTGCCCAGCTTCAAAAATGTCTCAGCCACTGCCACCGCTGAGCGATTCATTCACGTCCGTATCAACGATCAGACTTTCCAAATGCACCCTGGTACGGCAGGTGAGTTGCTGCATCAGCTTGAGGCGGCTCACAACTCACTGCTTGAAATGTCATACGCGCCTAATCAAACAAGAGCTGCTGACGAAGCTGAGGCGGATTAACCCAGTGATTCTGTGCGTAAACCCGCATTTGTGTGCCCTTTGTTACGTTCCGATATGTCTGATGTCCGCAGCCAGTGTCGGGCGTCCATTCCATAACATCGCCTCGGTCGATGTCTGTATCCGTCAGCAACTCAATGATCGTGAAACCGTGCCCGGCTGTTTCAATGGCAACCATGCCGCGACGTGGATTCATGGAGTGAACTGTCGATCGCCGTTTCCTCGTGAATACTGCATGGAGAACACAAAGAAACTTGTGCGTGCACAAATCGCTTTGTTGTGTCGCGAGGCTGGCGTGTCTAAATGGACTCCGAAACAACTCAGACAACGAGCCGTGACGGAATGGACCTCGGCTAATGCGACCGCCGGGGCAATCCTTCACGGCTGCGGCCTTGGAGTTCTGCACCACTACCTTGACCCGTTGACAGTGCTGGAGTCTGCAGCGTCGCGCGTTAAGCTGCCGGATTGCTTTGAGGTGACTGAGAACGGAGAAGAAAGCCTGTTGACCTCGTACCGCCGTCTCGATCCGTCCGCCCAGAACCTCATCGGCAGCATGGCGGAACGGCTGGCCGCTGGGTGAAAAGTCCAATGTTTTTTGAAAAGAAGGCGCAACGGAAAAACATTGGCTTTTTTCACTTCACTGAAAAATACATTGGTGTTTTTAATTCTACGGTGGCAATCAGGCGCAAGCATGGAAATCGGTAATTTGACAATCCGCCCCGCCATGCTCATTCTGTTTCACATGGACCCATCTCGCCGAATCGCCTGTGATCTCCGCGCCTGCCTTGTAGTAGGCCCGATTCTGCTGCTGATGTGGGCGATGAGAGGGTGTGGGTGATGGAGATGCTAGGCCCGTGGATTTGGCTTTCGTCAATCATTGCCGGAACAATTATCGCATCGCAAAAAAATAACGCTGTTGGTGGATTCGCTCTCTGCCTTTTTCTTGGTCCTGTTGGTTTGTTTGCTTGCCCGTTTATCGACGCTCGCCTGATGTGCCCACAATGTAAAGCTCGCCTTGACGAAGCTCCCAACCAGTGCCCGGCTTGTTGGGCTCGCTTTCGGTGGAACAAACATAAAACGCAATGTGAGTTCATACCGTTTGAGTTTCGGCGTAATGAACCTACACCACCAAAACACAGCGAACCAGAGTGATCTGAACACTCTGGTTCTCCCAGTGCTGTGGTTTTACCTGCTTGCCGGTCGCAGACTATGACGGTCCTTGCTTCCTATCGTTTCTCGCTTGACTTCACGCACAGAATTTGAAATGGTTGATTTATGGACCCATCACGCCGAATCGCCCGAGATTTGAAAGCCTGCCTTGTCGCAGGCCCGATTCTGTTGCTGATGTGGGCGATGAGAGGGTGTCTTCCGTGAGCAGTTTCGCAAAAGGATTTGGAGGATGCCTCGGTGTGTTTGCCGCAGTTTGCTGCATTTGTGTTGGCGGCTGCGTTTTCATGGTGTTTCTGGTGAGTAAGGCCGAAATTGATTCACCGCAAAATCAGCAACAGCCAGTTGTTGAGAAACAACAAATTCCAAATGAGCCAGTAAAACAAATTGCCGCAAATCCAGTTCAACAACACGTTCCAGTCTGGATATCGAATACACGAAAAGATCAATTGACCGATGAGGTTATAAACATCTCATCACTTCAGTCGGCGAACACTGTGAACCTGAAGTTTCCTTACGACGGAGAGCAACGCGCAACGCTTTCACTGGTTGAACAAGCTGGCAAAGTAGATGTCATTTTTCAAATTGAGAAAGGACAGTTGTTTCCTGGAACACTTGCCATCGGAACAACACGTGCCAACATCAGAATTGACGATAAGTCGATCAATTCAATCGTCCGTGGCTCATCTGGATATGCAACAGAGCTTTGCTTCCTGATGGCAGAAGAACTCCCGTTCCTAATTCGCAACGGAAACGAGATGAGAATCGAAGTTGAACTGTTTCAGGAATCGAACATGGTGTTCGTCTTCGATCTCACCAGTGGCAGATAAACTCACAAATCGTAGTAGAATTCAAGAAACTGCGTCATAGCAGCGTAGCCCGTCGGCGTTCCTTGCGAGATATCCTGATTGCCCCATAACGCGTTGCGAGATGCGAAACAGACAACCCAACCACTTCCGCACTGCTCTTTGACGATCGTGTTCTTTGTGTTCGGCGCAAACAGTTGAGTCCCGTTTGTGATTGAGCTTCCTGCAGTGCCGTCGTATTCGATTTGCCCGCTGATTCCGGTTGTCCATGCGTCTGACAAAAAACTGGCTTTTGGCCATGGAGCGGAAACGCCAGGTGCAACAGCGTCCTCGGCTCCAAAAGTTAGTGATCCTCCAGCCGCACTGATCAACGCCGCCAGTTGAGTATAAAACGAAGAATCAATCAGGCGAGAAATCAATGTCCCGCCGCTTGTGTATAGATCCTTGTAATCGACAGCACAAAGCAGTTTGCCGCCTCCATTCACCCAACTGGCAATGATGCCGCGTTGTGTTGAATCCAGCGTCATAATCCCGCCATTGTTGGGGAATGTGCCTAAAGTGTTTCCGAACGTTCCAAGGCAATAAATCGCACAGTCATCCAGATCCGCCAAAGATGATGGCAACAACTGGTCGACGGTGAAGCCGCTTTTAGCCTCCAGTGCGTCTTTTGCAGGAGCATATTGACCAGAGAGAACCGTGCGGAAGTAGTCGGTGTAAACCCTCGTACCTTGACGACAGCAACCACAGGAGATTTGCATCAGCATTTGTTACCTCGCCGCCATCGGATCGCAATCGCCAAAGAAGTGCCAATGGCCGTCTATCCAGCGAGCAATTCCGAATGTGTCAGTAACGTGTGATGTAGCTTCAGCGTGATTCCAGACAGTTATCTGCCGCGATGTTTCGATGTAATCGCTCACTCCAGAATCCCACGCACAAATAGTAGCAAGACAACTCGTCGCTCCAGTGAGCGCGTGCGATGCGGCCGCGAGATCTGCATCAAGAATGACAGCGTGCTCCTGATACCCGTTCGAAAACCTGACAACGCACGTTTTCTCTCCAGTCCCGCTCGGAGCGTACAACAACTCAATCGGCCCGCTACTCCCTGACTGAAGGACGTATTCACCATCCACTGGCAGTGCCCGCTTGTGGTCCTCATCGGTGATATTCACCAACGCCATGCAGCAACCAGAAACCTGCAGGGACGCAATCCCACTAATCGCCGCCGGCTCTTTGAGGATCCCAAAATATCCTGTGTCAGTCGGCTCAACACCGAGCAACCATGGATTCTCAGCGGTTATGGTTTCAATGGCTTTTCCTTCTACACGAAGGATCTCGCCGAGTTTTCTCGATGCTCCGCTGGTGTTCTTCGCCTTGATGATGTCAGTTTCGCGCGGCCTGATAGGATTTGGCGAACTACTACTGAATCGGGCATCAGCCCACGCGCGGCCTGCATCAATCATGTTGTTCCAGATTGGTGCTGGTGGCGGGTTGAAATCGTCGCCAGGCAGGACTTTTCCTTCAGCCACGATTACCCTCCGAATCCAAGAGCAGACGCCATGGCTACTGTCTCATACACGCGATCAACATACACGAACTTCGGAACGCGTGTCGGCTGATCTTTCCCGTCAGCAACCGTGATTGTGTCCTCATATCGAATCCATGCGACCTCCCAGCCTTTCTTCGCAACTCCAGCGATGCTGCCGATTGTCAGGCCCGTGGCGTTGGCGGCCATGGCAAATGAGTAAGACACCATCGCCTCTGCAACCGTACCATCAGAGCCGCGAGCCCCAAGGAACAGCACTTCCCCAGGAGCAAACGTCAGGAATGAATCACTGTTGACCATTCCCGTTATGTTGTTCAGGAACTTTGCCCGCGCGAGCGTCAGCACTCCAAGTGGATGTTTATAGTTGACGTTGATTTTCATCGCCGGGATAACGATCTCAACGCCCTTAACCTCATCACCATCAACCGCAATGGCTCCAAGCTGATTGGGGGCCGTTGCTGATGGGTAACGTCCGATTTCCTCCTTGGCTTGTGTTAGATGGACAGTTCCACCTGTCGTGTCAAAATCCCATGTCCATTCACCAGTCTCGTTCTTTGCAGGCCCATAGGGAACTCGAATCGTCCAATGGTTGTAGTGTGTCCGATTCGCCTGGATGTCCTGTCTATACAGAATTCCATAATTCGTGATGACGAATGCTGGCGTGGCCCCCATCGCGTAAGAGTTCGCGATGTTTCTATCATCAGTTCCGATAAGTTTGAACGTGTAAGACTCAGACGGCGGATTTGCCGAAGTCTCGACGCTGCCATTCGGTGGTGTGATCCACTGGATTGCCATGTTAGCCGTGCTTCATCTTAGAGTTTTTGATTGCTGCAATCTGTGCTTCCGACTGCTCCTCTTGCTTCTTGGTCTGTTCTGCAATCAGTCGTTTTGTCTCGAGCATGGCTCGCAGCTGTGGACCCTGTCCAGCCCCGGATCCCATTGAAAGCAGGCTCTGAGCAGAGAACGTTGCTGCTGATGCTCCACCGGATTTCAACCCGAAACTCTGCGAGCCAATCGCCGCATCGCCTTCCCCGCGGAGTCTCTTCAATCGGTCCTGATGCTCTCGCTCCGCCTGGCGAATGTCAGCCTGTGCCATCGCTTCTTTGGCAGTTTGAGCGTCAATGCGTCCCTGTCGCAGATTGAGATCGATTGCGGCTTTTTCTTTTGCTGCAATCTGAGCGGGTGTCAATTTGTTGTCTTTGTTGGCAGCCTCAGCGTCGGCATAGTCTTGGATTCGCTCAACGATTCGACGTGCGTTCTCCTGTTCTTTTGTGATGGCCTCCTGTTCGGCTCGGAGTGCCATCACCTGATCAATCTCAGCATCTGTCAGGCCCTGCTTTGAGAGACGGAAGCGTTCTGCGGCGTCCTCTCCTTCCTTCAGTGCAATGATCTGCTGTCTGATGGATTCGGTTTCACGGTCAAATGCTGATTTTTCCTCTTCTGCGGCTGCGGCACCGTCCATCTGTGCCGCTGATTGGTCTCCAAATGCTTGGCCTGCGTCGGGGGCGGGTGGTTGTGCGGCTTCTCGCTTTTTGGCCTCTTGCAGCGCGTTATACGCCGCGTCTGTTTCCTGCTGTGCCCGTTGAGCTTGCTCACGAAGGCTCTCCCATTCGGGGGAGTTGCTTTCGCCTGCGGCAATCGACTTAGACCACAATGCCTGAGATTTTTTACCTGCCTCCATGTACTTTTGGCGCGCTTCATCGACCGTCAATGGCTTGCCGCCCGGCTCGTCCTTCCCTTTATTCTCAGCGTCTCGTTTCGCCTGCCGATCAGCCAGTTCCTTTTCAAGTTTGTCCAGTTCAGCTTTGGCTGTCGATGCCATGCCTTCCGTATCAATCTTGAAGGACAAATTAATGTCCTTTGTCATTCCTGCGATCGTATTGGCCAGCTCTAACTGGCCAGTGACAGGATTGGCGATTGCTTTGGCAACAGCAACAACGACTTTCGAAGACAACTTCGCAAACTCAGACATGAAGGTCTTGACGGACTTCCATGCGCCATCCCAGAACGTTTCCCACATCTGCCCCATGGAATCAATCAATGTGGCAAATACGAGTTTCACGCCAGCCATTGCGGCCTTGAACGCGACGTCATAGTCTCCCTGCTGAAGGGCCGTCATCAGAATTCCGCCGACTTGCTTGGCGATGGTGATGACAGCCGATAGCGTGTCTTTTGCGATTGTCCATGCCTTCGAAAAGTCCATGGCTCGCACGGTGGAGACCGTGGCGGCTGCTGTGATGGCTGTGATAACAGCAACGACAGTTCCAGCCGCCAGGATAAACGGCGTTAGCGGTCCAAGGATGATTCCCCACGCCGTTGCGATGACTCCACTGGCTGCAGTGAATGCCGTGGCCATGACTCCGGCCGATGCTGATACTCCAGCCACTCCAGCTGATGCGACTGCTGCAGAGCCTGAAAGCGTGATAAGCCCGCCTGAAGCTCCAGCCGATGACGTGATCAGTCCGACATTTCCGGTTGTCGCCAGCGCCATTGCTCCGCTGGCTGCGATCAGGGCCGTTGTTGTGGCTCCGGATGTTATTCCGAGCAATGCCTGAGCGTTAGCTGCTGTAACCAGTCCAGCGGTGTAAGGAACAAGCGTAATGATCGATGCTGATTCAGCCGCAGCCAACGCAGTGATCGCGACCGCACTGGCCGTTGCTGAAGCGGCAAAAGCCCCCTGCATGAGTGTCGCAAGTCCGACCGTCGCGGCGCGGAAAAGTCGAACAGCACCGAGTGCGATCGAGACTGCCCCCTTGATGATGCCGATACCTGATATAAGAACACCGAAACCGATGGCTGTTACTTTCGCAGCGATGCCGAGCCCGATCATTGATGTCCCTAGTGCAGCCACAGCAATCGTTACAGCTGCGAGCGTCGTAACGGTGTCCTCATTTGCCGTCACCCACTCAGTCGCTCGCCCGATCAGGACTGTCATGGTGTCCGTAACTCGCTGGATGCTTCCGGATAACGCTTTGCCGAGTGCGATTTGAAGCCCTTCGACTGCAGACAGAATGATTCTGAAAGCACCGCCCAAACCAGAATCCATGCTCTTTGCGGCTTTAGATGCTGTCCCTTCTGCGTTCTTCAATTCCCGTGCGAGGTCTGCTGTGCTGCCTGCTGTTCGCGCCAAAACCGACGCCGATGTGATGCCAAGAAGCCCGAACGCCTCGTTCATCTTCGTCACTTTTTCTGCAGTCGGAAGATTCTCAATTGATCTCCCGATTTCATCCATGATCTGAACGAGCGGCTTTAGTTCTCCAGTCGCGTCAATATTATTAATATTGAAAATTGCCTTGAGTTTTTCGCCCGTCGCAGCAGAGATAACGCCAAGGCGTCGCAACGCTGTTCCCGCCTCACTGCCTTGGATTCCAACGTTTCCAAGCGTTCCGAGGATTGCAACCGTGTCTTCCAGCGAAAGCCCCAATTCAGCTGCCACAGGGCCAGCGTATTTCAGTGCTTCGCCCAGTGATTCAACGCTGTTGAATGTAGCGTTTGCGGCCTTTGTGAGCACATCCGCAACTCGCGTCGCATCTTCAGCCCCAAGACTGAATTGACGAATGCTGGCTGCCATGATCCCAGACGCGAGCGTTGCGTCAGTTCCGGTTGCCCTGGCAAGATCCATCACCGCACCGGTCATTGCATTGACCTGATCTGGCTTGAAGCCCGCGCGGCCCAGTTCCGTCATCAGCTGTGCGACTTGAACAGCCGTGAATGACGTGGTTGCCCCAAGCATTTTTGCGACATCTGTCATTGACTTCAGTTCAGCAGCAGTGGCTTGCGATACTGCACCGACTGCCCGCATGGCATCATCGAAATCGGCAAACGTTTTCGTGGCGAATGCAACAGGGGCAGCGATGGCAGCAGTCGCGGCAACGACTTGAGCCCCCATTCGGATCATGTCAGAACCGAACTTGTTGACGTCAGCACGGGCCGCCTGGAGCCCACGAGTCAACAGGTCCCGTTTGGCGTAAAGTGACACATACGCGCGGCCAGCCATAACATCCGCACGTCCTGCCATGATCACACCGCCTTTTCGCCTTGGAACTTCGGAAGACCGGGGTTCTCCGCTTTCAGTCGCTCAATCTCGTCGTCAATTCTCACCTGAACTTCTGGTTTCACCTGAACAGGCCCGCCGCGTCCAGTTCCGCTCATTTCTCCGTAGATCAGATAGGCTTCCCAGTCGATCTCAGAAAGTCCCCAAACCAAGTTGGCCAGCTCAAGGTTCTGCCGTCTTCCGCTGCTGATCTTTCCGTTGGCCATCATCCAGAGTTGCCGCAGAGTCATGCCTTTTGGCGATACTCCACAGATCCCCGCGAAGTGATAACCAGCCGTGATTGCGTCCATGCCGTCGATGACAAAAACGCAATCTCGAGTGCCGTAAACTATGTGCCAACTGGCGAATCTGTCAGTGTCTTGATCGCTGTTTCGATTTCTCTGTCCGCCTTGGCGCTCAGAAGCTTCATCGTCTGTGGATTGTCCATCACCGACCGCATTTTCGCGGTAGTCAATTCGTCCGTCTTCTGCCCCATGTTTGCGTAACTGGCCAGCACCTCGCGAACGTGCGAATGCCGACCAGTCGGGAAAAAACTAACGATCGATTCCTCAACCGCAGTCTGCATCGCATCCGGAGGGAATGGAAGGAGCTTCGCAAACTGTTCCGGGCTCAGGTTCCGTGACTGTATCTGCTCCTGACAGATCAGATACATCACAGCCACCAGATTCATCGGATCGGTTCGAAGCTTCAACATCGGATCCTTTTCGAGATTCACAATCTCGATCTGATGCTTCTGCTTGATCTCGTCCGCGATAACGGGATCGAGACTTACGGTCCACTCCTGCCCTGTCTTGTCTTTGAAACTCGACATTCTTCACCTTTTCAAAAGGCAGCGATTTGGCGACGTGCCTGCCTCGCTGCGTTAATGCTCCGCCAATATCAATGAAACCGAGTGTTCGAAGCGTCTTATACGCCGCAATGACTTGCTTGTCGGAAACTCCGACAGAGGCAGCGTCAGCGCCGTGAAATATCGCCGCCAACACTCGTTTATCATCATCGTTCAGCCGCATGGCTACGCTCCGATTATGGTGATGCGTCCTGAACGCCCACGATCTTGAGTGTGTAGGTTTCCGTCGTCGTTGAATTGGCCTGACTGGCCTTCAGATTTGTAATAACATCTCCAGTGAACGGGTTAGCCGAACCGCCTTCGATGTCCCATACCTGCGGCACGTTGGCCACGAGATCGATTTCTGCGATGACGTCAGCGGCCGCGTCAAGAAACTGAACGTTGGCTGCTGTTCGCAATGTTTTGTCAACAGTTTCCAGAACAACCGCCAGGATGTCTGCATTGTCGCCATCAATTGAAAGGTTGATGGCCTTTTGAACGCACGCCGTGATTGCTGTTGTGGCCGTTGGCAGGTTGTCACCAATTCCACCGTCAATCGGAACCGATGTTCCTGATACTGTGCCGACAGTAACGGTGCGTTGAACACCGCCGCTCCAAAACACGTCAATGATCTGGCCGTCCGTAATGCCATGGCCAGAACCGAGTGTCAATGTCCCGGTGTTGTTGTCGGTTCGGGTTGAAAGCGTCCCAGCCTTCGCTGTGTTCAGCGTGTCTTCCAGCGCGATTGTGCCGCTATTGGTGCGGGTGACTGGCATCGTCTGAATCGTGATGCCTCCCCCGCTGATTGATTGTGCATGTGTGACCGTTGCCATATTGGCTCTCCGAAGAGTGTGAATGAATCAGAAATACTGCGTTGAGATTATGCGTTCAGGATTGGAGTGCGAAGACTTGCCGAAACCTGTTCAACGCTCACATCCATGGTTGTTTCGCCCTTCAGTGGAGAGCCCTGAGTTGTGCTGATGATGCAATCGCAATCGAAACCGAGCTTGCCGGTAGAGCGGATGTACTTCAGTGCGATCGGGGCACCGGTTGCTGCAGCGGCCTGCAAGGCAACGACTGCAGAGTCATCGTCGGCCACGATCATATTGAACGTGATCTTCGGGCTGAGTGCCGTTGCTTCACCAGTGTTGATCGGCACTGAGGAACCGTCTCCGGCCGATGTGGTCGATCCTGTCTCAACGCCGATTTCATAGCTCACATCGACGCGAGCGCTGATTCGCGTTGCTGCTGTCGATCCTGCGGTTCCGTAAAACAGGCCGCCCTGATAACCCATCGTCTTCGCCATGATCTGAACTCCTGTTTCTATTCACCTATTGAACCGCGGAATGACTCCGCAAAACGATCTGTATTGGCCAGAAGCCCCGGGCCTGATGTTGGCCGAGCTTCGTATGTGTTCTCTTTTCGTCGTCCACCAAACTCATGAGCTTCCATCGCATCCCCGACGAACGAATACCGAGGCCCAATGACTGCGTTGTCCTTTTCGACAGCCGCGAAGATTGAGTTCTTGACGTTTCCCCGCTTACCTCGTGTGGAGACAGGTTCCCCAGGCTCCGAGGCGTCCGGAGATTTCTTGATTGACTCCCTGATGTACTTTCGAATTGAGAACGCTGCGTGCCGGATACTGCTGTAGATGCCTCTATCCGCCGCCTTTTCGACCGGCTTTGTGTCAACCTCTGATTTGAAGGTGAACCCGAACATCAATTGGCCTTTGAAACGTTGTAACGAACTCGAACAACGCCCAGAAAAACACCCTGTCTCAGTCGAGCGTAATCGCAATATGTTCTCACGGTCGCTTCGATCCAGTTTGCATGATGCCCGCCCGAAAGCGTGACCGCTGTTAACCTGTCTTCCGAAAGCAGCTCGTGAATCTGTTCCACCAATCTCACCAGCGGATCAACTGACGTTTTCTTCAGTCGCCCCGCTTTTGCACCTGATGTTTCTTTGTCGCCTGGCTCGAATCGCTTGCGAACGCAGATGTCGACCGCAGGATCGGAATTGATTGTTCGCTCCGTATCCAAATCAACCAAATCGCCCGCACTTGTCACTGGAATCACATCAACTTCCAGTGCCTTTAAGTCCTTGAAATCGTCGTCCCAGTCCGGATAAGACCGAACAGCCGTGAATGAGAGAGTTCCCAATTGCGACGCCTGCTGCGCAGTGTTGACCACCGCCGTTAAAGCGTCTGCCAGTAGTATTGGAACCGCACTCATTCAACTCTCTTCGTGTGACAGATCCACTCGTATCCACCGGCCTGAAGTTCGACCGACAATTTGTTTTCATCTGGCGGCTGAATCTCAAAGACTTCGGAGCCTTCCATGATTCTGTCGCCGGTTCTTGGCTCAACTGTGTCGCCGTCGATTACCACTGAGGAAACCGGCAGAACAAAGTCTCGCATTGTGATACTGATCGGAATTCCGTTTCCGTCGATGGTCTTGTGTTCAACGTCGTTCCGTCGTGCGGTGATCGATGCTGACGAATAGATTCCACGAATGAAGGTGACAGAGACGCCGAACTCTCTTTGTAGTTGAGGTACTGCGACGCTCTGAAACCTTGATTCGAATCGTGAAGACATTGAGCAATCTCAGGTTACGCAGCAACTGGAGTTGTGATTGCACCTGTTGCAACATTGCATCGCTTCAAGATGATCCAGCCTGCTGCAGTCCACTGCAGGAGAACCATGTCACCAACAGCAGAAAATGCAATTGTGGTGAATCCTGATGCTGTTGCCGGGGTGAGAGTCCCCGTTCCGCCGGCTACAGTCAGCAGAATCTCTTTCAACTGGCCAACTCGAGTTCCGTTGGCCAGTGTTCCAGCTACTGCACCACCGCTTGTCCACGCGGTTGAGTAGGAGGTGACGTTGACGGCACCGGCTCCGCTCAGCGACTGCTGAGCCCCCTGCGGAATGAAGGTTCTTTCTGGCTCATCCAGAATAAAGACACCCATTTCCACCCCAGCAGCCTTAGCCTCGACCACGGTCCCGACTGAGAAGTCCCAATCGGTGACAGTCTTCGTGTATGCACCGCTTCCGGCGGTTCCGTTTAGTGGATCGCCGTTGGCATCCCAGCCAATGCGATCACCAACAGCCCACGCCTGAGACGCGATGCCCCATGCACGAAAGCGGCCAGAGATATCCAGCTCGTCCGTATCTCCAGCCGCAATATCGTTTGCTGGAATGCCAACGATTCCAAGCGTTGTCAGAATTGGAGTTCCAGCTGTTACCGCTGAACCTGCTGTGTAAGACAGTTTTTCATCACTGGCCACACGTTCTGTTGGAAGATTGAGTCCCATTTATATTCTCCGAATGACTTGAATTTAAACTTGAAAGATACTCAGTGAACTGCAGCGGACCTTACGCTGCGCCCTTGCTCTTCACGCCAGACAGCCACTCGGTAAAGTCAACCCCGAAGTCGTGATAACCTCGGAACTGAACGCCAAGCGTACCGAAATCAGCATCAGCCGATTCAACCGTCGGGTTTTCCTGGCCATTTAGGAATGACACGACCATCGGCTTCAGCATTTCACCAAACAGATACCAACCGGTTGCTGTGTATCCCGTGTAATCGCTGTCACTCAGTTCGTTGACCACATATGGCTTGTATTTATTGCGGTGGATATTGTCGTCCTGCTGGGTCGACAAGTTACTGCTGACGAACAGCTTTTCTGCCGCGAACTCCAACTCCGGTGGAACCAGAAGTTTCTTTGGTGCCCCAAGTGAAGTTCCACCCGTACCAACCTGCTTCTTATCGGTGCTCTTCAGTTTTCGATAAGCGGTGATCGCCGTCTGCAAGCCAACACCATCGGTCAGAAGCGTCGTTGTTGCTCCTGTGATGTAGTTGGTCCGTGCAGATGTGAAGAACGAACTGTTGTTGATAAACGTCGACCAGAACAGTTTGCGGAACTTGCGAGAAGCACCGCGCCCGAGCCGTGTTCGTAGATCGTCGAACGCACCAAGATCATCGTTGATGATCATTTTTCGAGTCAGTGCAAACATCTTCGCAAAGGTGTCTGCTGATCGTTCGAACGTTTCTTCACCGACCTTGCCATGTCGGATTTCGCCGTTCGGGCCTAGCTGCTCATACTCCATGTCATCGAG